CGACGGCGAACCCGCTGATCATGGGCGGCGTGGTGCGAACCGCGCTCCCCGCCGCGACCGTGGTCGCTGGCGACGCGGTGCGCGCGACCTTCTCGCGCAGCGGTCAGCTCGTCTTCAAGCAGTTCGCGCCCGGCGACCTTGACTTCGCGGTATCGACGACCGTCACCACGAACGCGCAGACGGCGATCAGGATCGCGCAGGGAGCCGACATCCGCCAGAGCGTGACCTCGATCACCTTCCAGAACACGAACGCCACCGCGACCACGCTGACGATCCAAGACGCGAGCGCGACGCTCGTGACCTTCAGCGTTCCCGCGAGCATGACGCTCCCCGTTCAGCTCGACTTCCCGACCCCGCTTCGCGGCTCGGCAAACGCCGCGCTCAACTACACCGCCGGCACGACGGGCGCAAGCGTCCTGCTCACCGTGACGGGCTTCAACTCCTACTGAGACACACGCCATGATCATCCAGAACATCGTCGGACAGCCCGCAGCGGGCGCGAACAACGCCATCCTCAACGGTCGCTCGGGACAGCTCGGCGAAGCGATCGTCCAAGAGCTGCACGGTCGCTACTACGAGACGACCTATCGCGGCAACTCGTTCCTCCTGTCCGTCTCGACGGCTGCGGCGGTGACGGCCTACACGGGCGGCGCAGGCGGAACGCCCATGCTCGCGATCTTCAACCCGATCGGATCGGGACGCAATGCGGTCGTCAACAAGGTGTCGATCGGCAGCGTGGTCGCGGCAAGCGGCGCGGGAACCGTCGCGTTCGGCCTCTACTTCGGCACGACCGCGACGATCACGCAGGCGACCACGGTCACGCCGTGGAACATGGCGACGCAGTTGCAGTCTGGATCGGTGATGACGGGTTTCCGCAATGTCGCCCTGACGAGCAGCACGGCGGCAAGCAACGCCGTCGCCCTTGCCTCGTACTACTGGGCCACGGCTGCGGGCGTCGGCAATGTCAGCCCGGCGGTCACCGACATCGAGGGCGCGATCATCATTCCGCCAGGTTCCTACCTCGCGCTCGGCGGGTCTGCGGCGCTCACCAGCGCGACTTGGATCGGCTCGCTCCAGTGGGAAGAAGTGCCCGTCTGATAGGGGGACGCCATGACGAACGCAGAGAAACTCTCCCTTGCGCGGAACAAACTGGCGCGCCTCGAGACGGCGCGCCGCCTCGCGTGGGACGCGGGCAACGAGGACGAGGTGCGATCCGTCGACGCGGACATCGTGTCGACGCGCGCGCGCATTGTGGAGCTTGAAGCGGAGCAGTAGACTCCGCAACGGAGGACAACATGGATACAGAGGAACTCTTGAAGATCGACATCGGGGCGGGAAGCACCGTCGAGGACGGCTGGATTTCTTGGGACATCAAGAATCTCAACGACGCCAGGTCGCTCGCGGGAATCCCCGACGCGTGCGTGGACGAGATCCGCGCATCTCATGTGCTCGAGCATCTACCGATGGCTCACACGGTTCCCGCGCTGCGCGAATGGCGGCGCGTGCTCAAGCCCGGCGGTCGCCTGTTCGTCGCGGTTCCCGACTTCGCGAAGATCATCTGCTGCATGATCGCGGGAAGCGCCGACCCGCTCATCGAGGGGTATCTCATGGGTGGTCAGACCGACGAACACGACTTCCACCATGCGATCTTCACCGCGTCGAAGTTGGCCGCGCAACTCCAGAACGCAGGGTTCTCGCGCGTGGCGATCGTTGAGCACGGCGAGGGCGCGAACTGCTCCCAGCACTTCATCAGCCTGAACATGGAGGCTTTCAACGATGCCGCGCGGTCGCCCCAAGGCTGACATCGATCCGAAGAAGGTGTTCGAGCTCGCCAAGATCGGCTGCACGGGCGAGGAGATCGCCACGGTGCTCGGCTACTCGCGCAAGACGATCCTCATGCGGTTCCGCGCGGAACTCGACAGGGGTCGCGACGACATGAGGATGAGCCTTCGGCGCTGGCAGTACACCAAGGCGCGCGAGGGCAGCGTCCCGATGCTCATCTGGCTCGGCAAGCAGTACCTCGACCAGCGCGACAAGGCGGACACGACCGTTCGCGAAGAGGTCGTGACGATCGAGGAGATCGCCGCGAAGATCCCGCAGGCCGATGCGTGAGAATCCAGCTCCATCCGCTCTCATCGATCCTGCACCCGTCTCAGATGACGGTCGACAAGGCGCTCGCGCGCTTCAGTGTCCTTGAGATCGGTCGGCGCTGGGGAAAGACCACCTACGGCAAGGTCAAGGCGCAGCGCGCCGCGATTAACCGACGAAAGGTCGGATGGTTCGCGCCGACCTACAAGTACCTCGCCGACCCAATGCGCGACATTGAGCGCGCGCTCGCGCCCGTCACGGCGCGCATGGATCGCGTCGAGAAGCGCCTCGAGCTCGTCACGCGCGGCGTGATCGACTTCTGGTCGCTCGAGGACATTGACGCCGGGCGCGGGCGCGACTACGACCTGATCGTGGTCGACGAGGCGGGGTTCGTGCCGCACCTCCTCGAATGGTGGCGCAACGCGGCGCGACCCACGCTCTCCGACCGCAGGGGAACCGCGCTGTTCCTCGGCACGCCGAAGGGCACGGGCGACTTTCACCGCCTGTTCACCGAGGCGGAAGGTGACACAACTGGCGAGATGCGCGCCTTCCGCATCGGAACGAGCCAGAACCCGCACATTCCGAGCGACGAGGTCGAGGCCGCGCGGCGATCGCTGCCGCCAGAGGTGTTCTTACAGGAGTACGAGGGCATCCCCGCAGAGGACGGCGGCAACCCGTTCGGCCTCGACGCGATCCGCTCGTGCATCGGCGAGCTCTCGACCGCCGCGCCCGAGTGCTGGGGCGTCGACCTCGCGAAGAGCCAGGACTACACCGTCGCGCTCGCGCTCGACAAGGACGGCGCGGTCTGCCGGCTCGAGCGTTGGCAAGCGCCGTGGTCGGTCACGCGCGAGCGCCTCGCGCGCACGATCGGCGACAAGCCCGCGCAGATCGACTCGACGGGCGTCGGCGATCCGATCGTCGAGGATCTGCGCAAGGTCTGCCGCCGCGTCGAGGGATTCAAGTTCACATCGCAAAGCAAGCAACAGCTCATGGAGGGCTTGCAGATCGCGGTGCAGGGACGCGACATCCGCTACCCCGATGGGTGGCTCCGCGCTGAACTTGAGGCGTTCGGCTACCGATACTCGGGGAGGACTGTCTCGTATGAGGCAACCGCCGGGCACGACGACGGCGTGTGCGCGCTCGCTCTTGCCGTTCACGCAAGACGGCAGAGGAAGCCCCTGATCATGAAGGTCATCTGATGTCGCTACTCTCTAGGCTGTTCCAGAAGGCCGTCACGGACTCGCGCAAGTGGTTGCAGTCCTCGACGCGGGTGATCAGCGGGGACACGCAGCGCCCGTCGTTCTCGAACGGTCAGGCGGTCAGCCACTACGCGTCGTGGATCTACGCCGCCGCGAACCTCAATGCCTACGCCGTCGCCTCGCAGCCGCTCCGTCTGTATGTGCGGAACCGCAGCGCGGGCACGAAGCTCTGGAACACGCGCAGGACGGATCGCCGCACGAAGGCGTATCTCTCAGGCTCCCTCGACCAGCTCCCGTCGCGCTACGCGATGACGAAGGCGGCGGAATACGGCGACGACTACGAGGTCATCACCGAGAACCACCCCGTCCTCGACCTGTTGTCGAAGGCGAACCCTTGGGAAAACGGCTTCGAGCAGACCGTCCTGCGCGTGCTGTACCTCGAGTTGACGGGCAACGCGTACCTCCACGCCGTGCTCGACAAGCGCCTCGGCGTCCCCGTCGAGCTGTGGACGATGCCCTCGCAGTGGGTCGAGGTCGTGCCGGGCACCGAGAAGGTGATCGACGGCTACCTCTACGGCGTGTCGTACGAGCGGCGCGCGTTCTTCCCGTCCAACGAGGTCATTCACTTCAAGCGCCCGAACCCGAAAGACATCTACTACGGGATGGGCAAGGTCGAGGCCGCGTGGTGGGCGACGACGAACAATCAGTCCCTGCACGAGATGGACTACCACTGGTTCGCGAACAAGGCGCGACCCGATTGGCTGCTGACGATCAAGGGCGACGCTTCTCCAGACGAGATCGAGCGGCTCGAGGCGCAGATCGACTCGAAGCTGCGCGGCACGCGCCGCACGGGTCGCTTCCTCACGGCAACCGCTGATATCGACATCAAGCCCCTGTCGTTCTCGCCAAAGGACATGATGGGTCGCGAGCAGATCGTCGAGGAGATCGCGGCTGTGTTCGGCGTGCCCGTGTCGATGCTCAAGGCGAACGATCCGAACCTCGCGAGCGCGACGGTCGGCTTTGCGTCTTGGAAGGCGACGAGCGTCCTGCCGCTCATGCGCATGGACGAAGAGGTTCTGAACCAGACGCTCCTTCCCATGTTCGGCATCGAGGGCGACGCGTTCCTTGCGTACGACAACCCCGTCGCCGCCGACGAAAAGTTCGAGACGGAGAAGCGCCGCACCTATGTCGCGGGCGGAATCATCACCGCGAACGAGGCGCGCGAGATGGAGGGTCTGGAGGCATTGGAAGACCCCAACGCGTCTCGGCTGCTGATCAGCGGCCAGCCACTCGGCGCATCGGCGTTGCCCCTTGCGGCTCCGTCTGGTGCGGTTCAGCCTGCCGCAAGGCCGGCATCGCAGCCGCAGGCTCCTTCCTCTGGCGAGGCGATCGCCGACACGGCGCTCAACGGGGCGCAGATCGCAAGCCTCGTCGACCTCGCGAAGTCGATCCAGCTCGGCGAACTCCCGAAGGATTCGGCGGTGTCCATCGCATCGGCTGCGTTCCCGACGATCTCGCCGCAGACGATTGCGTCCATCTTCAACCCGATCCAACAGGGCGCATCTGCCGTTCCTCCGCAACCGCCGGCAAGCGGACAGCAGATCGGAGCGAAGTCAGTCGAGCGCAAGGACGCGCTCGGCGACTGCGTGTCCGACAAGGTCGGCAAGCTCATTGGCGAAGGCTACGAGCAGGATCAGGCGGTCGCCATCGCGTACTCGATGTGCGGCGGCAAGGGCTTGGAGGAGTCGATCGGCAAGGCCGTCTCTGACATCGACACGAAGCCGCCCGAGTCGGTCGCGTCGAACGCGCGCCGCGCGCTCGAAGTCCGCGAGACCAAGCCCGAGTCGCAGCGCGGCATGACCGAGATCGGCATCGCGCGCGCGCGCGACCTCGCGAACCGCGCCAACCTGAGCGAGGACACGATCCGTCGCATGGTCGCGTACTTCGAGCGGCATGAGTCCGACAAGCAGGGCGAGACTTGGGACGATCAGGGCAAGGGCTGGCAGGCGTGGAACGGATGGGGCGGCGACGAGGGCTTCGCGTGGGCAAGGCGCAAGGTCGAGGAGTTCGACCGCCAGCGAGACAAAAAGTCCTGCGGTTGTGGGTGCGCGAAGACCAAGAGCGTCAAGCAGTCCGAGTTCGTCGGCAAGCACGCGACCGACTTCGGCGCGTGGCTGATGACCAAGAGCGCGGAGAAGGAGGCGGAGAGGATCGCCAAGTCCGAGGCCGAAGCCGCCGCCAAGGTGTCCATCGTCTTTGACGCTCAGGTCAAGGAACTGCTCGAGAAGCTCGCTAGCACCGATCGCCCGACGCCGCAGCTGATCGCCGACGCCGAGCGCATCATCCGCTCGCGCGGATACCAGCGCGCCATCGTCGAGGCTCTCGCGCCGTACCTCCGCGAGGCCATCGCGACGGGAGCCGAGATCGGCATCGACACCGTCAGCAAGATTGCGACCGAGGTCGATTTCTCCATCGAGCGCCGCGATCTGGCTGCGTATGCCGACACCGAGTCGATCAGGCTTTCCCGACAGACCGCAGCAGGCGTCGTCGAGACGCAGTCGGTTCGCGTGCGCGAGGTGCTCGGCAGCGGCCTTGAGAGCGGCGAGACGACCGAGCAGCTCGCGAGCCGGGTGCAGGAGTGGGCGGACTCGCAGAAGGATCAGGACGGATCGTGGAGCCGCGCGACGACGATCGCCCGCACGGAGTCGATGCGCGCCGCGCGCGTCGCCGAGGTCGAGGCGTGGAGCGCGACGGGCATGGTTCAGGGCAAGACCTGGCTTCTCGCGCCCGACCCGTGCGAGTTCTGCGAGGCGGCGTCGAAGTCGTTCAGCACGAACGCGATCGGCCTTGGAGACACCTTCTTCAAGAAGGGCGACACCATCACGGGAGCCGATGGCGGATCGCTGCTCCTCGACTACGAGGATGTTGCCGGGCCTCCGCTGCACCCGAACTGCCGCTGCTCGATGCAGCCGAGGCTCGACCCAGAAATGGAAGAGATCGCCCGCCGCATCCGTGAAAGCGGCGACATCGAGCGCGAGGCGCGGCGAATCAACATCGAGGCAGGAACGGTGAAACCATGACCAACATCAACCGCAAGGCTCTTCCCGCCCGCATCGAGGGCAGCGCCAAGGGATTCACCGCAGTAATCACCGCAGAGACCATTGACCGCGATGGCGAGGTGCTGATCCCGCAGGGCATGAACTCGAAGGAGTTCGAGCAGAACCCCGTGCTCTTCTGGAACCACGACTACTCGGAGCCTGTCGGGAAGTGCGTCGGCCTCAAGCGCCGCGAGCGGGACATCGTCGGCGACTTCGCGTTCGCGCAGCGGCCAGAGGGCTACGCGGGCGAGTTCTTCCCCGAGGTCGCCGCCGCGCTCGTCGGTCAGGGCATCGTCAACGGCGTGAGCGTCGGCTATGTGCCCGAGGACGGCGGCACGCGCCGCGCCACCGAGGTCGACCGCAAGAAGTACGGCGGCAATGTCTCGACCATCTTCTCGCGCTGGAAGTTGCTCGAGGTCAGCCTCGCGCCGCTTCAGGCGAACCCCGAGGCGCTGATCACCGCCGTGAAGAAGGGCGTCATGTCGCCGATCGCCGCGAAGAAGTGGTTCGGCATCGAAGCGCCGAAGCGCGTGGTCGTCACCGTGAATGTTCCCGCGCCCTCAACTGGAGCGAAGCGCGCGCCGATTGACATCGACACCATCGTCAAGCGCGAGATCGCGCGGGCGAAGGGCGCGATCTATCTCTGACCCGGCTGATCCTACGGCGAGTCGCCTGAAAGACAACCTTGGAACGAAGAGAGCAGACCGCGCAAGACGGAGATTTTCCCATGAAGACCATGAACCTCAGCGACTTCTCGACCTGCCTCGAGAAGGCCGCGAAGCAGAAGGGCTCTGCCGGCGTGATCGCCCAGAAGGCTCTTGTCCTTGAGAACTACATGATCGTCGACGAGGCCGGCATGGCCGTTGACCCGTCGAGCCTTGACATCGTGATCAAGGCCGCGTCTCCCGCCGAGACTCCCGAGGTCGAGGCTGACGCCGCGAGCGCAGAGGCCATCGCCAAGAGCGTTCGCAAGAACCTCGCTCAGGAAGTGCTCACCGCGAACCTCCATGTCCGCGCCGAGGTCGGCAAGGACTGGGAGAAGGCGCGCGTGTTCGGCAGCCTCAAGAACCTGAAGAGCCGCGAGTCGGCCTACAAGTTCGGTCGCTGGGCGCTCGGCGCGCTCGGTCACCAGAAGTCCGCCGACTGGTGCAAGGCCAACGGCATCTCGCTCGTCCGCATGAAGGGCCATGTCGAGGGCATCAACTCGCAGGGCGGCTTCACCGTTCCCGACGAGTTTGAGAACGAGCTGATCACCCTGCGCGAGCAGTTCGGCGTGTTCCGCCGCAACGCGCGCGTCGTGGCGATGTCGAGCGATGTCAAGCGCATCCCGAAGCGCGCGTCGACCGTGACCGCGTACTTCGTCGGCGAGGCTTCGGCCATCACCGAGAGCCAGCAGGCTTTCGATCAGGTGCAGCTCGTCGCGAAGAAGCTCGGCGTCGTGACCACGATCTCGAGCGAGCTGAACGAGGACAATGTCGTGAACCTCGGCGACGATCTCGCGGGCGAAATCGCCCACGCGTTCGCGCTCAAGGAGGACGACTGCGGCTTCAACGGCGACGGCACCTCGACCTACGGCGGCATCGTCGGCCTTGATGCGTCGATGACCGACACGACCTACCAGACCGCCGACATGGCGCAGACGAGCTACGCCGCCGTCACGCTCGCGAACCTGACGGTCGGCCTCCGCAAGCTCCCGGCGTGGGCTTCGCAGCGCAACAATGTCAAGATCTACTGCTCGAAGAACGCCTACCACGGCATCTTCGAGCGTCTCGCGATGGGTGCGGGCGGCGTGACCGCTGCGGAGATGGTGAACGGAATCGCGCAGCCGCGCTTCTACGGCTACCCGGTCGAGTTCACCCAGGTGATCCCCGTCAGCGAGGGCGATGGCGCTGAGTTCGCGTACTTCGGCGACCTCTCGCTCGGCTGCTACTTCGGCGATCGCCGCCAGCAGACCGTCGCGTTCTCCGACTCGGCGCTGAACGCGTTCGAGCAGGACGAGATCGCGGTTCGCGGAACGCAGCGTTTCGACATCGTGTGCGCGAATGTCGGCTCGTCGACGGCTGCGGGCGCGCTGATCAAGTTCGTCCTCTGATTCCCCCTTGGTGGCGGGGCGCGGATGACCTCCGCGCCTCGCCGCTCTCCGAAACTCAACCGCAAGGAAAAACACCATGCGTCAGAACAGCAAGTTCATCATCGCCGCGATCGGCGCGACCAATGTCACTACCCTCACGGCGTCGATCGACACCCGTGGGTTCTCCTTCGCGCGCATCTACTGCTTCGCGAACAGCAATGTCGCCGTCAGCACGACCTCCTCGAACAACATCCTTCAGGACTCGGACGACAACAGCAACTTCACCACCATCACCGCCGCCGGCGCTGGCACGGCCTACACGCCGACCACCAACACGATCGCGACGACCCTCGCCAAGATCGTCTACGAGGTCGACCTGCGCGGTCGCCGTCGCTACCTCAAGCCGACCTTCGGCCTCGGCGCGAGCACCGAGCCGATCATCGCGGTCGAGCTCAGCGAGCCGGCTGACGGCTGCACGACCGCAGCCGAGATCGGCACTGCGAATCTCTCTCAGGTCTGATCGCACGAACCTCTGTAGGATGGGGCGGGGGCTTCGGCTCCCGCCCCGTCTGTGGAGGCACACAACCAACTCGGAGGAATCATGGATACAGAGGACATGATTGATTTCGGCGACGCGCTCGCGCGCGCGCCCATCGGCAAGGAACTCGACATCGCCAAACAATGCGCCGCGAAACTGGACGAGGGCCAGAGCGCGGCGTTCTGCGTTCCGGACTTCGACGCGGCGGCGAAGGCGTACGCGGACGGCACGGGAAGCGTCGAGGAGATGGCGCTCGGCAGCGGCAAGTACTCGAGCCTCTGGAACCGCGAGAAGCTGTCGCGGCTGCTCGACGCGGCGGGCTTGCAGCGCCTCGGGAACATCGAGTCGGACGGCTCCGTCCTGCGCGCCGTGGCGCGGCGCTTCGCGCTGCCGAAGCCTCAGTACCCCATGCGCGACATCCACGCCGTGATGAGCCTCCCGCGCGTCGCGTGGACGGACACGATGGCGGCGACGCACCTGTCGTGCGCGAAGCTCGGCATCGACTTCATGAAGTCCACGGGCGTGTTCTGGGGGCAATGCCTCCAGCGGATCATGGAATCCGTGGTCGCGGAGCCAGGCCGCAAGTATGTCCTGACGATCGACTTCGACTCCATCTTCGACGAGGCCGACATCATCCGCCTGTGGCAGATCATGGAGACGCGACCCGATGTCGACGCGCTGTTCCCGCTCCAGATCGGGCGCGACCGCGACTCGGTGCTCCTGACCATGCTCGGCGAGGATGGACAGCGGCTCAAGACGATCGACTCGACGAAGTTCCACACGGACGCCGTGCAGTGCGAGACGGGACACATGGGCCTGACGCTCTTCCGCGTCGACGCGCTGAAGCGAATGGCCAAGCCGTGGTTCTGGTCGACCCCCGACGAGCGCGGCGAGTGGGGAGAGGCAAAGGTCGACGACGACATCTACTTCTGGAAGAAGTGGAACGCGGCGGGGAACAATGTGTCCGTGTGCCCGCGCGTCCGCATCGGGCATCTCCAGCTCGTCGTGACATGGCCGGGCGAAGACCTCCGCGTCATCAACCAGTGGAACGGCGACCACTCGAAGCACGGGAGGCCAGAGCAGTGCAAGACCTACTGATCTGCCTCCGCAACTGCGCGATATTCGAGCCGGGCACGGGGCGGCGGTCTCTGCGCCCTGGCACTGTCTTCAACGCGGACGAGGCGACCGCGCGCCGGCTCGTCGAAGGCAAGTACGCGCAGCGCCTGATCGAACCCGCGCCGCTGTTCGTGGATTCGACCGCTCCTCCGAAAGCGTCGAAGAGGGGGAAGAAGAAGGACACCTGATGGCCGTAGCCGCTACCTCGCTCGTCACCCTCGCCGAACTGAAGACCTTCCTCGGGATCACTGGCGGCTCGACCGACACGATCCTCGAGCAGTCGATCGACCGCGCGTCGGCGTGGGTCGAGCGATACTGCGGTCGTCGGTTCACCTCGGCGCGCGTGCAGGAGGTGCACGACGCCTACGGAGCCGATCGCATCGTCCTGAAGAACCCGCCAGCGGTCAGCGTCTTCTTTGTGGGCGGCGCGACGGACACGGTTCTCACCGTCTCGAGCACGAACCCGAACGACGCGTTCGCGTCCGTCTCGGTGGATTCGTCCTCGCTGCATCTGCACCGCCGCGACAGCGCGGGCGCGACGACCACGACGAGCCTGAGCCTGAGCACGAACGACACCACGAACGAACTTGCGACGGCGATCAGCGCGGTGACCGGGTTCAGCGGAACAGCGAACCTCAACATTCCGTCGATCTACATTCGCAAGGTGGCGGGGCGCGATCTTCGCAACTCGTCCTGCTTGCTCGAGGGGTGGACGGAGAGCCTGTCCGACTACTCGATCGACGAGAACGCGGCGATCATCCACGGCCAGTTCCAGAGGCGCTACGCGTCCATCCTCGTCGACTACACGGGCGGGTTCACCACGATCCCCTACGACCTCGTCCAAGCCACGCTGACGGTCGCTGCGCGGTTCTTCCGAGACAGGACGCGCGACAGCGGCATCGCCTCCGAGAGCCTTGGCGGGTACTCCTACAGCCGCCGCGCGGCAGCGGAGCAGCAGGAGGAGATCCGCGAGCTCCTCGCCCCGTATCGGAGGCTGCGTTGAGCGTCGGCGGACTCGTCGCGCGGTTCGGGCGCTGTCTGTTCGTCTATCGTCCCACGACGGCGGTGGAGACCGATGGCCGCGTCTCGCGCACCTACGAGCGGGAGTTCGAGGTTCGCGGCTTCGTGCAGCCCGCGTCGCAGTCGAGCGATGTCGCGCAGGGGCGCATGAACGGTCGAACGACGACTGCGATCTACCTCGAGGGGTGCGCCGACATCCGCATCGACGACGAGATCCACGACAAGGTGACGGGCACAGCGAAGACTTGGCGCGTGACGGGCGTCACGAACCCGGGCGAACTGGGCGAGACGGGCGCTGCGCCGCACTTGAACCACACGATCGTCGACTGCGTCGAGGTTGAGCCAGAGGTGACGCTGTGAGCGCCTCGTTCCGATGGGCTGGCGGTCGCGCGGGGTTCCCGATCAGCGTCATCAAGGACGGCGTGATCGACGGCATGGGCGCTGTGGGACTCCAGATCCAGCGCGCCATGCGCGAGCGCCTGAGCATGAAGGGCACTGGCCGTCCTGCTGGAACCTTCGTGATGCGGAAGCGCAAGGGCGAGGCCAAGCGCGTCAAGATCAACAGGACGCGATCGGCTCCCGGCGAGCCGCCGGCGGCGCAGACGGGTCGGCTGCGCGCGTCATGGACGATCGTTCCGTATTCGCGGCTCGGGATCAAAGAGCAGGACAACGGCTTCGTGTCGATGGTCGATCAGGGCGGAAAGTCGATCCTCTACACCGTTGGCAGCAATATGCCCTACGCTCGCGCGCTGGAGTACGGCAGTCCGCGCACGCGCCTTGCGCCGCGCCCGTATGTGCGTCCCGTGGTTTCAGCCGTGTCGAAGGAAGTCCCCAACATCATGGCCTTGTGGGTCAAGAGGCGCATGGGCAGGGTGTTCAAATGAGCCAAGCAATCCTCAACGCGATCAAGGCAAGGCTGGCGGCGACGACGACCCTGACGGCGATCGTCGGGAGCCGCATCTACCTCGATGTCGGCGCGGCCAACGCGGCTCTCCCGCTCCTCGTCTACCGAGCCACCGAGACGCGAACCGAGCCGATGTTCGGCGCGGTCAAGCACACGATGCAGCTCGAGTTCCAGTTCTTCTTCTCGAACAGCGGAGTGGACGACCTTCACGCGGCGGCGCAGGCCGTCGCGACCGCCTTCTCGACATCGCTGACGGTCACGGGATTCGATCGCGCCGTGCTTGTGAGGTCTGCGGCGGGCGTGCCTTCATTCTCCGACGATTCATGGTCGATGACAGAGGCGTACCGCCTGACGGCATTCGACATCTGAGGATTCCCCCATGCCAATCAACACCTATCTCATCGGCAACGACGGCAATGTGACGATGCCCACCGGCGGCGATGTCATCAAGGTCAAGACCTTCGCGGCGACGCTCGCGCGCCCCGAGAGCGACCTGACCGGATTCGGCGACACCGGCAAGCGCCGACGCCTTGGTCTGCTCGACCTCACTGGATCGCTGAACGGCGTGCCCGCCATCGATTCGACGGCAACCGCCAACACCGCGTCGTTCTTCGTCTCGACCGCGACTGCGGCGCTCACGCTCACGCTCTTTGATGCCGCGTCGACCACCGATGCGCGCATCGCCGCGAACTGCGTGTTCAACAACTTCGCGTTCAACTCCGACAAGAACGGCGAGTCGACGCTGACTTGCAACTTCGCCAACGCAGACGGCACAGCGCCCGTCGTGACATGGCTCGTCTGACACTCATATGAAAACCGCATCTACAGAGGAAACGGTGCTCGCCTTCGGCGGGCCGGGCGACACCGACTGGGTCGTCTCGGTCGTGCAGCAGGATGGACGGGCTTGGTCGCGTCGCGTCAACCCCGGCACGGTCTCGGAAGAGGCCGCGCTTGGGTTCGCGCTCGTCTCGAGCGGCGTCAAGCCGCATGAGGTCGACCGATGGTCGATCCGCCGCGCGGGCGACAGGCAGATCGTACTTGACGACCCGTTTGCGGCACTGCTTCGGAGGCGCGCATGATTCGGCTCACGCAGTGGACTTGCACGGTCGGCGGCACGGACTTCCGCGCCTCGCCCCTCACGGTTCGGCAGCGCCTCGCGCTGTCCGAGGAACTCGCCACCGAGCGCGCGCGCGCGGCGGCTGAGGACGCGCGGCTCGCGGGCATGGGGCGCGCCGAGGCGGCGGAGCACATCGGAGAGGCTCGCCGCAAGGCGATGAACACGACGGCGCTCTACCTCGACGCGTACAGCCTCAAGGGCGCGCTGCGCATCCTGACGGTGTCGATGGGCAGCGCGGAGATCGCGAACGACTTCAGCTCGAAGGCGCTGCCGCGCGAACTGAGCCGAACCTGTCTCGAGGCGCTCGGCATCGACACGGACACGCTCGATGCAGAGGACGAGCCGCAGTCGGGAAACGCATAGCGCCTCCCGTGGTCGAGCGCGACCCCGTTGCAGAGGCGCATCTGATCGCGCGCGCATCGCCAGGACTCGGCCATCCGTTCGACCTCACCTGCGGCGAGTTCGACGCGCACCTCCGTCTGGCGCTGAACGGCCATTCGTCGGCGCAGGCTGAAAACGGAGACTGGATGCGTCGATATGTGGAGAGCCGATGAGCGCAGGCAATCTCTCAATCTCCGTCATGGCCGATCTCGCCGCGCTCGACGCGCAGTTCGCGAAGATTGAGGCCGCGTTCCTTGAGTCCGGCAAGCGCGCGGGAACGGCGTTTCAGGGCGCGTCGAGCAAGGACATGGGGCAGGGCATCGCCGAGGAGGTGAGCCGCGCGATCAAGGCGGCGATGCCGAAGAAGGTCGCCAAGGCCGTCGAGGACACCGTCCCGAAGGCGATTGACGACGCGGTGACCAAGGGCGCGAAGCAGGCGATGGATGTCTCCGTGCCGAAGGCCATAGAGGTCGTGGCGGCGAAGGGCGCGACGGGGCAGATGCGCAAGGCGGGCGAGCGCGGCGGCTTCGACTTCTCCGACTCGTTCCAGACGAAGTCGGTCGGGATGCTGAAGAACATCGCCGGCCCGATGATGGCCGCAGGACTTGCGAACGCGGTCGCGAACTTCATGAGGTCGGACAAGTCGATTCCCGACGCCATCCTCGACGGCATCAAGACGATCCCGTTCGTCGGCGCGTTCGCAAACCTCGGCGAGGCGATCTACGACAGCACATTCGGCGCGGCGGACAAGGCGGCGGAAGACCTGATCGCGAAGCAGATGGCGGCGCGCGATTCAATGCTTGCCGGCGCGGCGCGGAAGAACGAGATCGAGGCAGAGAACGCCGCGACGCGCGGCTCCCTCATGCTTGAGAATCGTCGGCTTGAGCTTGAGCAACAGGTGGCCGTGGTCAAGATGTCTGGCAACGAGGCGGGCATCGCGCGCGCGGAGTACGAGCAGAAGTTGAGCCTCCTGAACATGGAGACCAACCTCGAGCGCGCGAAGACGGAGGACGAGACGATCGTCAAGATGATCGACGAGCGGCACGACCGCAAGGTCTCGCTGTTGATGATGGAGCGAGACCTTACGCTGAAGAACCTCGACGAGGCCGCGAAGAAGGAAGCCGAACAGAACCAGAAGCTCGCCGACGACGCCGCTCGGCGCGATCGCGAGCAGGCTGAAGCGGAGCAGAAGCGCATCAGGCGCGAAGCCGAGGAGGCGTCGAGGCTCAGGATGCAAGAGGTCGGGGCGAACGAGGATCGCATCAAGGAGATAGCCGATCTGGAGCAGCAGCGCGTCTCGTCGCAGCAGGCGGGAATCGGAAGCGCCCAGACCGCGCTCGGCTCCTTCAAGTTCGACGCGTACCCGGCAGCCGACAAGCGCAAGAACGACGAGCGTCTGGTCGGCCTCATGACCAACATCCGAGACCAGCAGAGATCAGCGGGGTTCATCTGATGCCAGCGATCGAACTACAGGAGACGCGGAACGAGTCGTGGTCGGATGGCAAGATCACCGCCACGCGGCGGTTCGCCGTCTGGAACGACTCGACGCCGCTGACGACCGCCGCCGCCGTGCGCGCGCTGTTCGGAACGACCGTCGACGGCGTCGACATCCCCGACATCGGGTCGCAGTTCCCGGGCGATACCGCGCTCTACGCGAAGTCGTACACGCTGAAGCCAGACATCGAGTCTCGCTACGAGTGGCGGGTCGACTTCACCTACGAGAACTCGGAGCCGCTCGAGAAGCAGCCGCAGGAGATCGGGTACAGCCAGTTCAGCGTCGATTGGTCGGTCGAGTTCCGCGACTTCTACCGCGTGAATCCCGGCATGAGCATCCCGCAGTACGGGTCTCCGAGCAACGAGGCGTTCGTCGGCGGGACATCGATCGATGTCGCTGGCGAGCCGATGACGGTTCTCCACAACCTCAGCACGATTGAGTTCGTGGAGACCGTCGCGCTCTCGACGCTGCCCGATCGGTCGCAGCTCATCCGCGCCGCGCGCGGCAAGCGAAACCTCGCCGAGTTCCAAGGCGCTCCCATCGGACAGGTGCTGTATCGCGGGGCCAAGGCGAACCGAATCGGCGTCGACCGCGTGTCGCTCGTCCACTCGTTCTCTCAGGACTCGCTCTACCACATGATCCAAGTCGTCGACAAGGACGCGGACGGCAAGCCGAAGCTGGTCGAGATGCCGAACGGCGAGAAGGTCGCTCAATCCTGCCGATGGCGTCAGCCGTTCCCCGAGTTCGCGAACTTCAACCTCCTCAGCGAGAACTTCTGACATGGCACAGGAAATCACGCTAACGCTCAAGATGTCCGTCTCGAAGGGGTTCCTCGTTCAGAAGAACGACCCCGGCACGATCCTCGTCGACATGAGCGGCACGACCGCGACGGGCGGCGCGCAGGACATCGGCACATCCACGAACGCCGAGACGATCACCATGTCCGATGTCTCCAGCGCGGGGTACGCGTACTTCCGCAACACCGACACGACGAACTTCGTCGAGATCGGCACGGGCACTGGCGGATCGTTCGCGCCGTTCATGAAGCTGAAGGCGGGCGAGGCGGCGATCTGCCGGCTCGGCACGAACGCGCCGACCGCGAAGGCCAACACCGCCGCCGTCAAGCTCCAGTACTACATCATCGCCGACTGACCCATGACGCTCCCGCGCTTCACATCAGGCAAGGTCGGGAACCTCGAGTTCAGCCATCTGAACGAGGCGTTCGATCTCCTCGAGAGCAAGCGTGCGGCGACTCGCCCGCGCCGCGAGCCTGTGGATGACGCTCTGCTTGTTCGGCTGATCCAGAAGAACGCGGCCGGCGCGTTCTCATGGTCGGAGATGACGCGCAAGGACGACGGCACATTCGAGGCGGTGAGCGGCGGCGTGGCGAGCACGAAGGACGGTGACGCGTTCCACTATCCCGCGATCTCCCTGAGCGGCGGCGCGATCGCCGGCGACACGGTCATCATCGAGCCTCGGCGCACGAAGCAGGGCAAGCTCTACTACACGATCGCGACGAGCGCGGGAACGGTGACGCGCGCGTTCCAGATCGTCTCGAGCGTCGCGCACGCCACGCGCCCCGACGCGTGGGCGTATGTCGCGAAGACGGTCGAGTCGGTCATCTCGCCGGGCATCGGCCAGCAGTGGGTCGTGACATCGCAGTCGGAGTACACGCTGCTCAACGGCGCGGAGAATCCGAGCGACGGAAACTCGATCGGCGTCGGAACGGTTCCGCCGTCTGGAACGCTGTCGACGCGCAGGGCGATCAAGCCCGGGACGGTCGTCATGGCTTCGTACAGCGGAAACAACTGGGTCTTCTCCATCCCGAACGGCTACTCGTTCGTCTGCACATGACAACCCTCCCCTCCCAGATCCAGCCGCTCGACGCGCGCGCCTACCCGCGCCGCAGGCTTGCCGCGCGCCAAGCCCAGACCACCTCGAACCATGTGTACGAAGTGCCGTCAGGCAAGGCCGCGCGCATCGACACGATGTTCTTCGCGTCGTCGCACAGCGGAACGGTGACGCTGCGCGTTCACCATGTGCGCCCAGGCGAGTCGGTGGGCGCGGACAACGCGCTCTATTACGACCTGTCGATCGCGGCGAAGACCACGACTCTCGTCGACGCGACGCTGTGGATGGTCGCGGGCGATCGAATCGTCGTGTCGGCTAACAGCGCCAACCATGTGGTCGTGACGATCTACGGCGAGGAAGCGTGAGCGTCGACGCGGCATCCGCAGGGTGCTGCTGCGGCGGCGGCGAAGGCGGGGGAATCCCGTGCGCGCAGTTCATCGCGTGCGCCCCCTTGACGCTGAGTTTCGCGTGGGACGAGTCTTCGACTACGAGCAGGCGCTGGCCGTCTGGCGGGCAATACACCGATGTCGTGACCAAGACAGCCGTCGCGACGCTGAATCGTCAGCCTGACGGCGTCTATCGCGGAGTCGCCGTCTTCAGTTTCTTCCAGAGGGTCGAGTCCGAACTGGCGACGAGCGCGCCTGAGTTCCTGAACTTCGAGGAGAACGGCCCGTGCGACGGGAACCCGTTCGGCTGCCCGAATCTTGACTGCTGCAAGACCCTGCTTGATTCCTACTCTGAGGTTTTTTCCGACCCGATCGAGGTCGACATGAGCATTTCGTGCCTTGACGGGGTGCTCTCGATCGTGTTCGACGACGCGGGCCGAGTCGCCGACGAGACGACTTCATCATGGAGTCGATGCGGTGACCCGCAGACGCAGAGCAGCACGCGCACAGAGCCGTGCTGTTCGCTGCTGTCGGCGCTCTTCAACTTTCCTTGCGCGCCAGCCGCCGCGTTCGTCTTCCCAGCGTCCTGCAATCTGACGAACGCCCTGGACTATCTGAACTACGACACCACGGCCACGACCACCGCCCCGCACCTTTCTTCGTTGACCTGCGCGAGGGAGATATTTGTGTCTCCCTTCTTCGAGATCACGGGGAAGTGCGGAACCACGAACCCAGACGGTGGAAACGACATCCCGCTGAACTGCGGAGATGTCGTGACCGTCACGCGTCAGGTGAGGACGGTCGCGCTTGCCTGAGTGCATCTACAGGCTGTCGGTTCGGTGCAACCACCCCGTCGTGCGCGGCGACACCGACGACGCGCGCTGCGCGTCATGCACCCGATACAAGGGTTCGCCTCGAGGGCTTGGCGACACCGTGCACGCCGCGCTTGGCGCTCTTGGAGTCCACCAAGTCGTGAGCGACTGCGGAGGCTGCGCGAAGCGCCGCGCCGCGCTCAACGCAGCCGTCCCGTTCACCGATAAGCCCAAGGAAGGCTGACACATGGCTATCACCTACGACGGAACCGGCGGTCTCTTCACGCGTCTCGGCGCGCTCATCTTCATGATGGACGCCGTCCGCACGCACCAGAACAACCTCAAGACGCTGCTCGCCAATGTGCAGCTCGAGTATTCGTCGACCGACGCGTACATGATCGATGTCCTGAGCGGCAACATCGAGGCGCGGATCGCCGAGGCTGGCGGCGTCCTGAACGATGTCCGCAGCGCGGCAGAGCGGACGCTCATCGAGACTTGTTTCGCCGAGGCGAACGGCGGCAGCGCCACGAATGTGATGCCGACGCGAACGGTGCAGGACGCGCTCGTCTTCCTCATCCGCCAGATGGACGCGGACACGAAGACGATCAACGGTCAGGCGATCACGAAGGGCAGCGCGTCGTACGGCGCGAGCAACACGGGCAACGGAACCTTCGTGTACGAGACCTCAGCGCCCGACACGCTGCTCCGCTCGACCAACGATTTTCCCAACATCAGAAGCGAGATCATCGAGGCGCGCTGCATTCAGGACGCGCAGTCCGGCGCGATCCAGCGCGGCAGCGAGGTCTTCGAGCTGCGCGGACAGCCCGCGTACCCGAGCCTCGACTATCGGTTTCCCGCTGGCTCTGGCCGCGTCATCCGCATCAACACGATCTCGGCGTCGGTCGACGCGGGCGCGATGGGACAGAACCTCCTCACGAACTCCGACCTTGAGGATCAGACGAGCAATGTGCCCGACCAGTGGACGGTCGTGGCCGGCACGGCGGGAACGCATTTCGCGACCGAGACGGGCGCGGGCAACTTCTATCGCGGCGCGAAGTCGCTGAAGCTGATCCACGGAACGGGCACGCTGTTCAACATCCGCCAGCAGATGGGCGCGGCGAACGGCACGGTCGGACGGCTCACGCCTGATCGCCCGTATGTGATCGCGTTCGCGGCGAAGAAGGACGCGGGCGCGACGGGCACGATTCGCCTCTCGGTGAAGGACTCCGCCGGAACGATCATCAACTCCGGCGACTTCACGGCTCCGACGAACGGATTCTTCTTCTCGCAGAGCCTGGCATCGCTGACGACCTCGTACGCGATCTACACGCTGGCGTTCCGAACGCCGCGCGCGATGGCGACCGACCTGTACTTCCACCTTGAGTCGACCACGACTGTCGCGGTCGCGTCGGTGTACATCGACGAGATCGCGATCGCGGAGCTGATGCCGCTCGCGCCCGGCGGTCAGGCGATGGGCATGATCGCGGGTTCGATCGATTGGGTGATCGACGACAACGGGCGGTTCCAGTTCACGAACGACGGAACCAGCGGATTCGTTCGCGCGTTCGACCGCCTGTTCGAGATGTACGGCAAGGGGCTTGCGCTGCCGTCGAACTACGGCGGAACCGAGACGATCTCAGACTCGCTCATTGCATGATCGAACGAGCGCGGTGATGATCGTCCCGCGCGCTTGCTGGACGAGGAAGCGGAGTTCGTCGTCTTCCGCCGCGTCGAGCGCGATCGTGTACAGGTCGAGGCAGTCCCAGGAGATGTCGGTGACGGCGAGGCAGCGCACGGCGTCGCGCCGAACGCGCTCGCGGCGCAGTTCGATCAGGACTCGCGTCACATGATCTCGGACTCTGCGAGCGCGCAGTTTGGGCGGAATGCCTTTTTTCGCGTCCATGTCAGAAAAAGTGTAGACGATTCCTGTCGTCGCCGATAGAGTGGTCGCATCGGACACTTTGTCCGCTTGCCGAGCGTGGTGCTCGGCTCGAAACAGGAGGCTCTCATGCCTGATATCGATCTGACGCCGCTCGTCATCGCGGCCATCGTGCTCATCCCGCCCGCCATCGGTTCGCTGATCGGAGGTGGCTCCGATGAGTGACCTCGCCATCCGAAACAACGGCCAGCTCGACCCCATGACGGTCGCACAGGTGTTCCGCGCGTCGGGGATGTTCCCTGACATCAAGACCGAGGCGGCTGCGGCCACGAAGATCATCATTGGTCGCGGGCTTGGCCTGACCGACTACGACGCCATGAGCGGGCTGCACATCATCCAAGGGAAGGCGGTTCTTGCCGCCAATGCGATGGCTGCCGCCATCAAGCGAAGCGGGAAGTACGACTACCGCGTCATCAAGTCGGACGACACGATCTGCGAGATCGACTTCTACAGCGGCGGGCAGAAGATCGGGTCTTCGTCGTTCAGCATGGAGGACGCGAAGCGCGCGGGCCTGAGTGGTGACAACTGGCAGAAGTACACGCGCGCCATGCTCTTCGCGCGGTGCATCTCGGCGGGCTACAAGACCCACTGCCCCGACGCTCTCGGCGCGGCCCCCGTCTATGTGGAGGCGCACGGTGAGACGGAGATCCCCGACGACCCCAAGCCCGAGCCGAAGGCCAAGGCGCTCAGCCCTGCCGCCATGCGGTCGATGTCGCCAGCAGAGCGGAGCGCCGAGACCAAGCGGCTGCTCGCGCCGACGCGCGCCGAGTTCGATGGTCAGGCCGCACCGCCAGCGCCAGCCGCGCCCGCCGCGCCGCCGGCGGCTGTGTTCTCCGACGAGACCTTCGTGATCCCCGCGAACGCGCGGATCGCGGCGGTCAAGACGCCGAAGGGCGAGGTTTGGCGGATCGACATCGAGGGGCGCGAGCAGCCGATCGCCGTGCGCGATCCGAGCATCGCCAGCGGCATCGAGGCCAACTTGGCGTTCTCCGAGCCTACCTACTGCTGGCTCGAGTTCGACGGCAAGCGCGACATCGTGGTCGAGATCGCCAAGGCTCCGAAGGAGGTGACGCTGTGAAATTCAACATCAACGACACAGTCCGCGTTCGCCTGACAGACTATGGTCGCGCTGCTCTTCGAGAGGATTGGGAGTCCACGACTGACATCTATTACGCAAGCCCAGCGTCGCGAGCGTTTCGCGGCGAGTACCAGCCGCCGAAGGAAGATGAGCAGGGATGGAGCGAGTGGCAGCTCTGGCGGCTGATGCAGGTGTTTGGTGATCATGTGAATCTGGGATTCCCACTTTGCTTTGAGACGGAGATTGAGATCGTCAACGCTCCGAAGGGGGTGACGCCGTGAAGATGCGCGGAAACATCAAGCCCGACCCCGTCTACCCGCAGGACATCCCCGGCCTTCTGGCATGGCTCAATCAACCGCCGAGCCAGTGGTCGGCGGTCGGATGGCAGAACGCGCCCGCGTGGGCGGCGCTCGTCGACAAGTTGATCGTGGATCTCCGAGAGGCGGAGGCCGATCGCGACCACGCTCGACGAATGTATTGCCGAGCCTTTGTCGATCTGGTCGATGATGCAAGGCTTGACGAGCTTTTACTCGACGAGGCTGCGGCCAAGATCGCCGACAATTTTGACTGGGACTGCTTCGAGAAAGACGAGGCCAACCCATGAAGTGGCTAACGAACCTGTTCCCATCTGGGCGCATCGAAGAGCCAGGTACTGCCTCGATCCGCGCACAGGCGAGCATCGAGCAGGAGGACGAGCGCGTGTTCCACCCGTTCACGCTGCGCGAGGCGCTGCGCGTGGCGCGGCTCATTCGAGATGACGAGGCGCTCCCTCCGAGGGTGCGCGCGCTCGCCGAGGTCGGCGTCGTGCTTGACCTCATGCCCGGCCACCTCATGCCGCGCCGCCACGATCACGCCGTGGCGCTCGGCGTGACGGTGCGCACGATCCGCCGCCGCGCCATCCGCTGGGAGGGCGTCGACCAGCGCGTGAAGTTCTACACCACGCAGATCGCGGCGCGCGCTATCATCGCGGAGCGCGGCGCGAAGCTGCGCTGATCATCCGCTCCCCCAATTGGCGGCGCGCCGGCTCAGGCTGGCGCGCCGCTTTCGTTCCGCCGCCTCGTCGTAGGTGCGGACGAACTCCTGAGCCACCGCGTACAGCCCCTCTAGGTCTTCGGTCATGCGCGCGCCTCCGCGCCTTAGATCGGCTCGCGCACGATCCGATTCCGCGCCGACTGCATATGCAGCGATCTGCTGAATAATCGAAAAATGCACGGCGCACCCCCATTGACAAGCCGAATCCCCTCCCCCTAAAACCCCCTCCCGTCACTCAGTGACCGAACGCGCGGTGCGTTCCCGAAACAGCGAAAGCACATTGACTCCTGACACACACACATATGTGTGTGTCTGTGTAGTCCTCGAAAGGTGCAAATGACACAAGACGAACTAGCACAACTGCGCGCGCGCGCGAAGCAGCTCTTTCGCGGCGGCGACGATGACGACGAGATCACGCGGCTGTGGATGCGCGAGGCGAAAAACTTCGACTTCACGCGCGCGATGGCGGCGCTGAACCAGTACGCCGTCATGGACGGCGGGCCGACGCGGCGGTTCATTCCCGGGAAGTTTATGCGCGCGTACGAGGCGCAGCCCGCCGGCAAGCCGACTGTCGTCCTCGTCGATCGCGAGAAGCACCAGCGCGAGTTCGACCTGAAGGCGGCGCGCGACGCCGCCCAGTTCGCCGCGATTCGCGAGGAGCGCGAGCGCGACCGCCGAACCGTGCTGACGGCGAACCCGCTACTCGTCGGCGAGATCGTCGATCAGCTGATCCTCTGGGGCGCGCCGCGCCCGCCCGCGCAGCCCGAGACCTGGCTTATGCCGTGGTACATGGCCGTCGCCGACATCCTGCTCGACCGGGTGCGCGCCGCGCCGACCGAAGCGGGCTACTACGAACAGGTCAGGGACGAGGCGGGGCGCTGGGTCGACGACCCGACGCGCCCGTTGAACCCCCTGCCCGCGCGCGAGTGGTGGCGCGCCTACGGAGCGAACGGGCTGGCCGCGAGGGGGATGATGCCTGCGAGCGAGGTAGCCTTGGGATGAGATCCAAGACAATCGCTTCCCTGTTTGTCCAAAGCGACGGCTGCTACTCCTCCCTTGACTTTGTCGATCTCTGGCCGATTGAGAGGGACGCGCGGAACTATCGCGACGACCTACCAGTGATCGCGCATCCCCCTTGTCAGTTGTGGGGCGCGCTGGCAGCGGTGAACTTTGCTAGGTGGGGCGGCGAACACAATCGACCCGGCAACGACAACGGCTGCTTCGCTTCAGCGCTTGCTTCGGTGCGTCGATGCGGAGGCGTGCTCGAGCATCCTGCAAAGACGCGCGCGTGGGCGGCGCACGGCTTGCGGAAGCCTGAGGGAATCGGATGGTCTCGAGATGGCGACGGGTGGGTTTGCGAGGTCTGGCAGAGCGCGTATGGCCACAGAGCATCAAAGGCGACATGGCTGTACTTCACGGGCAAGGCCGCGCCGTTCGACCTTCGGTGGGAACGACCAAAGGGAACGCATCAAGTCGGATTTCACGATCAGAGGGGGAAGGATCGGAACAAGCCGACCCTCTCAAGGCGCGAGGCCAACGCGACCCCCATTGAGTTCCGCGACCAGCTGATCCGCCTCGCACTGTCGGCGCGGACGGGCTGGCAGCGAGAGGCGTCCTCGCTGTCGGGTAGGGTCTCGGTAGGGTCTGGCGCTCGGACGGCTCAGACGCGATTGTAGGCGGTTTGCATATGCAGTCCGACTATGCATAGGCGGATAACTAGAAACTTCTAGGAAATTGCGGAATCGCTCATGCTTTGGTGGATTTGAGCCGAAACATGGTATAGACTCATCTCGTCGCGCATGGAGCGCGGCACACACACGCGGCAGGAGCCGCGAGAAACGGAACAGCCATGACCATCGAAGCCGCCATCACCCGCAGCCGCCAGCAGGACGAGATCGTGACCGTCGAGGTCGCCGACCTGACCGCAGCCACCGCCGAGGTCGAGCGCATCGCCGCCGACGCTGGCGAGCCGTGCGACATCGAGGAAGTCATCCGCAGCGATGGCCGACCCGCCGTCGAAGCGTGGGGGTGGTCTGCCAGCAGTTCCGACGACTCGATGCTATGGCGGCTCACGCTCGTCGCGCGCACCCCGAACAACCAACAGAACTGAGCCGCGTGGCTCCGTGCGCCGCCGGCGGTGGGATACGCCGCCGGCGGCGCAACACCCAACAGAACACAGAGGATCAAATGCCAACCATCTACCAGATTGCTGACGACATGGCGGCGCTCGACGCGCTGCTCGCCGAAACGGGCGGCGAAATCACGCCCGAGGCCGAGGCCGCGTTCAACGCGTTCGAGGCTGAACTGACCAACAACCTCAACGGCAAGGTGGACGCCTACTGCGCGCTCATCGCCGAGATCGACGCCAGGGCGGCGGCGCGCAAGGCTGAGGCCAAGCGGCTCGCCGACCGCGCGAAGGCCGACGAGCGCACCGCCGACGCGCTGCGCGAGCGGCTGCGGTTCGTGTGGGAACAGCGCAAGCTCGGCAAGGTCGAGACCGATCGGTTCACCGTCTCGCTCGCGAAGAACGGCGGCAAGGCTCCGCTCGACATCCGCTGCGGCGTCGAGGATCTGCCCGGCTGGGCCGTGCGCGTCGAGACGACCGCGAGCGCCGACAAGGACGCGATTCGCGCGCGGCTCGACTCTGGCGAGGTGCTTGAGTTCGCATCGCTCATGGAGCGCGGAACGAGGATCAGCATCCGATGAGCACGCACAATCAACGCGGATTCGCTGAAATGCACTCCAGCCAGCTCATGTCGACCCCCATCATCAAACTTCAGGTTGACTTCATGAAGAGCACCATGCTGAGGCACCTCTCGGAGGAGGCTTTGAAAATGGACTTTATGGTTCAGCAGGCCGTCGAGGCCTACTGCTCCGAGGAAAACCTCAAGGCAATTCTGAATGTGGAAGTCAAGCAGGCGATGGACGAGGCTGTGCGCGAGGAAGTCCGCAGCTTCTTCAATGGAACGCGGGCTGGTCGCCTTGCCGTCCGAGAGATGGTGATCCGCCACCTCGACGAACGGGCTCGGTGGTACGACGACGACAAGGATCAACGATGAAGTCCCCCTATTACAGCCAATCGGTGCGTCTCGGCATTCGGTCGATCGTCGCGCGCATCGTGCCGACGACCGTGGACGAGATCGCCGCGATCTCCTACCTCGTCGAGCGCGACACGAAGCACGGCGAGTGTGCTAGGATCCGCGCGAACTCGCACGGACGCGAGAAGGCTGGCGCGTCTTGTCTTGTTTCCGCGCCCGCTGTGCCCGTCGCGCCGGCGAAAGCCGACGCGATGGATTCAGATCGGGGGATTCGATGACATCCGATACTGCTCCGAGAGTCACAGACCTCGTCAACGGCGAGACGATGACGACGCTTGTCGTCACGATGCCAGAGAAGCAAGAGGCGTGGATTCTCGACGCCAGCGGCGCGCCGCTCGCGCGCGTGTGCATCATGCGCGCGAAGGGCGGTCGCGCCCGCGTGGCGATCACGGCGCGCAAGTCGATGCGCATCGAGCGCGTCAGGGGTTCGCCAAATGGATGAGTGGATCATCGTCGAGGAGGCGCGGGTACGGACGCGTCGCGCGTGCGCCGCGCTCGCGGTCAGCCTCGGCCTCAACCTGTATCTGATCGGATACATTCTCGGCAGGGTGTTCTAACTGCGGCAGGAGCCGCAAGGAAACGGACAATGACAACCTGGACTGACTACTTCGTGATGGCCAGCGCGACCGCGCTGCTCGTCGTGTGCATCATGCTCGCGCGCCGCGTGGTGTGGGAGCTGGACGAGATCGACGGCGACCGCCGGAAGGGGGAGCGATGAGCGAATACAAAGAACCAGCCATCGTCGTTGCGCTGCGCACTGAGAACGACCGCCTTCGCGTCGAGCGCGACGCGCTCGCAGCCGAACTCGCCGCGCTCAAGAAGCCCGACCCGCTCGCGGATTACCAAGAGCAGGTCGCCGCGATCGTTCATGCGGCGATGCGCTTTGAACGAGATGATGTGACTCCTGAATGGCAGGCTGGCAACAGTCACGCCGAGTACAGGGCGAGGCAGGCCGCGACGGAGATAGCGTCGATGCTGCGGTGCGCGGTCAAGTCGAACGACCCGCTCGCGGAGATGTGGCGGGAGTTGAAGGCGTACCAGCCGCAAGCGGACCGCGATGGACACGGGGAGTCGTGGCGGCGGATGTGCGAGGAGCGCACACAGGCGGCGGCATGGGTTGCGCAGCGGTGTGCAACGCGGCCTGCGGCAAAGGATGCGGCGGATTGCGCGGCGTCGGCTGCGTGGGCTGCGGCGCGGCATGCGGAGAGCGCAGGAGATGCCATCGACGCGATCCGCCGTGCGAAGGAGGCGCGATGAGTGCTTACACCAAAGAACTCGCGAACAGGCTTCGTATTGGCGGGGTCTTCATTTGGGTCGAAGCCGCCGATGAGTTGGACCGCCTCCGCGCAGAACTCGCGCAGCGCACCGCCGAGCGCGACGAGGCGCGGCGTGACCTCTGCGTGTCGGAAGCCATTGACCGATTGCACGAGGCGAATCCGAATGCACTGATCTCGTACGGCGAGTCTCGCCGCATCGCACGCGAGATCGCCGCCGAGCGCGGATGGAACTGCTTCGACGCGCCGCACGCGAACACGCCCGATGTTCCCGTGCGGAATGGAGGTGAGCCGTGAAGGAGTACCAATCGCGCGCCGACTTCGCCGCGCTCGACCTGTTCGCCGCGCCGACGCGCGCGCGCGCCAGCGACCCGGCGACGAGCCACGCCGCCGCGCAGAGCCTCGACACAAGCACCATCATCGCGCAGCTCTCGCGGGCGTACCGCGACGCGGGCGGGCGCGGCCTGACCGACGAGGAGGCGGGCGACATCGTCGGCGCTGTCAGCGCGTGGAAGCGTTGCAGCGACCTTCGTAGGCTCGGCCGGATCGTCGCAACTGGTGAGACGCGCGACGGCTCGAGCGGGCGCGCGCAGCGCGTGTGCGTCTGGGCGGGAGGTGCGGCATGATCGACCCTGAATATCTGCGCGATCGGATCGTCTCGACCAAGTGGATGCCCGTCATCCCGCGTCCAAACAAACCGGCGATCCGTTACTTAGACGAAGAGGGATGGAGGTCGGCAAGGTTTTACATCGAACGGCCTCAGTTGTCGTTCTCGCCTACTCCGAAATACGAATCTCTGCTGGAGAATTCTCATGCGGTGCAGTTGATTGGGGGTTGTTGCGATGGTCAAATTATCGAGGTCGGAAGGATCAGCCCGACCCTGCGCGTTCCACGCGAGCGAGGTTGCGACTACATGGTGAGTGGCTTCATGGATGCACCAAATACGCTCATGGCCGAGACCTACTACGCGAAGAAGATCGCTCGTAGGTGGGCGATCAGGCGCAGGAACAGTTTCACCCTTCGCACCATTTTCATCGGTTGGGCCTATGTCCACGAGTCCTTCAAGCATCCTGCACTGCCGACTAAGGTGAGGTGGACGGAGTCGGAATCGTGGGTCGAACTGAACGGCTTCAACGGAGGTGCGGCAT